ATCATCTTGAATTTCGTTATGATATTCTGTATTATCTTGAATAGAATGGGAATTTTGTTCTAGGTCATACAATCTCATTTTAGGTTTATCCACTCCGATATAGAAGCGGTGATTTTGGCTTAGATCAGTATAGCGAGATTTAAGTTGTTTAATAAGATATTGATTTAATTGTTTAAGTTCTTCGGTTTGAATAATAACGCCTATCCAGTCGGCAGTGTTGGTTATACCCCATGAGTCTGCGATACCGGTAAGTCCCGCATCAGAATCATCATAAGCTCCTCTATTTAGCTGTACAGAGCTAACGATAGCGACATCATATTGTTTAGCAACAGTGCGCAATTCTTCAGATATAGATTTAAAGTAGATATAACTAGTTGTAGAACCTTCTTTATATATAGAAGATTTCATAACACCAAGATAATCCACATAGATAACATCTGGAACGAAATTCTTTTTCAATTTAAAATTTTCCAAAAGGCTTTTTAGTTTAACGCCGCTAAAATTGCCTGTCAGGTCATCGTGAATGATTATTTTACCAAGTGATTTTTTCTTAATAGATTGAATATTATTATTATAGGAAGATTTACCTATAAGATGGATATCATTAATATCAACATCCATTAAATTAGCATCAAAACGTTTAGCGACAAGTTTTTCTTCAATTTCAAGAGTAATATAAAGAACGTTCTGTCCATTAAATAAATTATCAGAAGCCATATGACAAGCAGATAATGTTTTACCACCCGCAGTCCCAGCAAGAAAGATATTCAATGTTTTTTTAGAGAATCCACCATTTGTAATAACATTAAAGATATCAAGACCGAAAGGAATTTTATCTTCCTCACTATTATAACTATCATAACGATCTAAAGCATCTTCTATATAATCAGAGCCAAGTCTATCATCAAAACCTACAGAAACAGCTTTAAGGAGCAGTTCAGGGATTGCAGTTTCAGAAATGCCATCCACTTTACCAGAAGAAATTTTATCATAAATATTAATTGATTCTTGAAGAGCGAGATGAATTGCTCTATCTTTACAATATTTTTCAGCAGTATCTACAATCCAATCTTTATTTGTTGTATTTAAATCATATTCAAATAAAGTTTCAGTACATTGAATACAATCATCATATATATTTTGTTTAATTTCTTTTTTATCTAATTCAATTAGAACAGCTTCCTTTGATGGAAGCTGTGAATATTTTGTGATAAAATCGGAAACTAGTTGGAAGACAATTTTCTCATACCCATCAAAGTATTCTTCTTTAAGATAAGGATAAATTTTAGAAGAGATTTCTTTATCTCTTGAAAGACTTGAAAGGATTATTTTTGCTGTATTTATTATCATATATATTAACTAAGTCCTGCTGTAAATCTGCGCCATTCTATGGCATTTTTAATAAGGAATGTTCTTTTATTTATTTGGTCAATGATGGACATTAAATAATCTACTTTTAATTTTTGATTTTCTATCGCCTTTTCAAGTAGGATGAAATCTCCATCAGCATCAATATACATAGAAATATTGGATTTCAAAATTCTATCTCCAAAGGGGAGCCAATTTCTTTTTTTTAATGTCTCTTCATCTATAGTACCATTATAATATTCATATTTGTCTTTTACAAGAACTTTCTTATCAAATTCAAGCTTCTTTAATGCTATCTTCTCACCATTTAATATAATAAAGTATTTATTATGCAATTTATTGGTATCAACAGATACAGAATCAAGTAGGACATCATCAATAACGCTATCAACTTCCCAAATATCTTGAATTTCATTCAACTTCATTAATTACGTCCTCCGAATTGATTGAATCTGAGTCATCACAATTTTCTTTAATTTCATTATCAATATCATTAAAGATGGAAGATTGGGATTGAGAAACTGTAACTGCTTCTTCTATAGTTTCAAAGAAATTAGTTTCTTCGAAGATTCTTTTCCAAAAATCTTCATTATGTTCAATTTCCTTTCTTCTCACCTTCCCATAATCTGCGAGTGCATTAACTTCGTACCATCCTTGAGTTGGAGAAGTAATGAAACCATATTCTAAAGCCAATTCAAATAGTCCTGAATAGCGTTTAATGCTTTGTTTTCTTGGGACTGTCAGGAGAAAATTAATACCTTCTATAATATGTCTACTTTTTTCTATTTTAATTTTAAAATCTACTGCATCTAAAGATTCGTCTTTATTTTTCAATTTAGAAATTTTCCAAGTAGTATTTGCTGAATATTTTATACCCGAACCACCACCAATTTCATCTGGTTTATATTTATCTAGTGTTGTATAAATGTGATTAATAGAAACAATAGGAATATCTTTAAATGAAGACATTGAAGTTGCAAGTCTAAAGATACTTTTAATTACTTGGCTTCTTGTAAGATCTTTAGTATTTTTATCATCTAAAGTGTCTTCTAATTCCTTCAACGAACCTGCATTAGAAATACTATCAATTAAAATAAAGACATGTTCACCACGTTCAATAGTGTCTAACATATTAACAAGGTCATTTTTAAGAGATTCTAGAGTAGGAAATGGTTTTACAATTATTCTATTAGGGTCAATACCAAGTGAATTGACATAATTCTTTGTAATCCCTTTTTCAGAATCATAAAGTAAGCAGACAGAATCTTCATAATAAGTTAAATACGATTTCATAAATATAAGACCAATCATGCTCTTAAAGGAAGCGGCAGCTCCTGCAATTGCTGTATGACCACCACTTATTCCACCTTTAAATTTTCCCGATAAGAATAAATTGAAGATAGGAATTGGAGTTGGTACAAATATTTCTGTATTATAGATTTCCGATTCCGAAAGTAGTGAAGTTTCTGTAATGATAGATTTCTTCATTAACTTACTTACGAGACTTTTATTATTTATTATTTTTTTCGCCATTTTAATTTATTTTAAATATTTTAAACATAATTGAAGTTTTTCTATTTCATAAGGATAATAGTCACAATAATTAAGACATTCATACACCTTTGAAATTAATAAATTATTTTCAAATGAAATAATTTTATTAACTAATTTTATTCTTTTTTTATGTTCAAAAAACTTAATAAAATTAGGAATATCGTTAGCAACATAAACGATGAAAGAATTTTTCGTTTTTCTTCTTTTTATTTCATCATCTATATACCAAACAGCCTTTTGAATATCCTGAAAGGTGTTATCTTTTTCATTTCTCCTATAGATATATTTAAACGAATTACCTAAATTAAAATCAAATGAACGAATTACCTCAATTGCTTCCACACCAGATTCGTGATTATTGTAATGTTTCGGATGGTTTACGAATTCATTTTTTTCCTGTACTACCATGGCCTCCTCTATTTTCATTGATAAGTTCTGTAACCTCTTCAAACTGAATAGTAGGCATTTTTTCCATTATTCTAAATTGACAAATTCTATCATTTTTTTGAATGACAGTATCACGTAATGCATAAGCAGGAAAGAACCATTTATCATTATCACCACAATAAGAGTAATCTATGACACCAAATCCATTTGTTTCAATGATGCCAAAGTTTTTAAATGTGCTACTTCTTGGAGCCATATGGGCTTCATAACCTTCAGGCAATTCCATTGCAACACCGAGAGATATAAGTTTAAATTGACCAGCTTTTAATGAAACAGTTTCTTCCGAGCGAAGGTCTATCCAGTCACCCTTATCTTTTTTTTCTAAACGAATCAGGTCATCATCAAAGTACTTAATTTTTATTTTCTTCATATTACTTCCATTTGAGGGGTTTCTTGTTTATTTTGAAATTTTTCATAATCTTGTTTATCTATAAATTCCTGCCAAAATAAGATTACAATATTTGTAATTCCTGTAACTTCTTGAATGTCTTTAATATTAAACATTCCATTTTTACTCGTTTCAAAGGTTATAGAGCTATAGATATTTTTATTTAGATGATTATAAACATAACTAACAAAGAAATATCTATGTTTATCAATGAGTGTAAGAACGATATCTTCTTTGCCTGTTTTTTCATTAACCACTAAAACTCTATTATATTTCTTTGGTCTACCTGAAACTTTCTTTTCTTCATCAGGAACAGGTTTATAATATTTCGTTTTTGGTGTTTTTTCCATTATCCCAATAGTAATCTATGATATTCAAATTTACCTTCAGTAATTGCTTCATCCTTTGTTACACAACATTCATCACATTCTATAATAATACCAAGTTTTTCTTGAATTGCATCAATACTAAGTCCTTGACTAGACCACAATTTAATCACTTCTTCTTTAAGATTTTCCATATTTATCTCCTTTATTTGTTATTTATAAGCAATATAAGCAAAAAATGGCTATTTTCCAAATTTTATAAATATAAATAAACGACATTCAATATGGCTTTTACCAATTACATAGATACATCCTCATCGTTTTCACCTTCTGATTTTAGATATAAGTTTAAAAAGGGAATAGGAAGAACTGCCTTTTTTCATTTCAAATTAATCAGATTACCTCAAATTTTCTATAAATCCACTAACAATGCTGGTACAGGTCTTGGCACAATGTTAGGAATAAACAGTTCTTTGATAAATAAGGTTCAAATTCCTTCTGGAATAACAACATTAGTTAAAGCAGGAGAAACTCTATTTTCTTCTCTTAGTGGCAGAGGAATAGACGATTTAGTATTTAAAATAAATAAAGTAACACTTCCTGAAAAGGCAGTAGGTACATATAAAATAAAAACATATGGTCCTTCTTATGAATTCCCAAGAGAAATAGAAAATTCTTTTATAAATATAAGTGTAATAAGTAGTGGAACATATGATGAACATGAATTATTTAGTTCATGGGTAGATCAAATTGTAGATTTCAAAGGAGATAACGCTTCTCATAATGTTGCTTATTATGACGACATTATTACAGAAGCCCAACTTGTTATCTATGACGAAGAAGCTAATCCTTCTTATTTAGTTTCTTTATATGACGTTTATCCAATCAATGTTGGTCAAATTGATTATAGTTGGGCAGATAAACACAATGTCGCAGAATTTACTATTACACTTCAATATAGAAAAATGATATCAGAAAAAATTGCATCCTCTTATAAACCAAACAAAACTATTAGTACTGTTTTAAACATTGCGAATAAATTTTAATTAAAAAAAAATATAATCATGGCATTACCGAATATTAAATTACCTACCTTTTTTTGTGAATTATTGAGCACAAAGGGAAAACATAAATATCATCCATATACCGTTAAAGACCAAGAATTACTTTTAATCGCACTAGAAGGAGAGAATAAAGATGAAATAGTTAATGCTTGTGTTGACCTTGTGAATAATTGCGTTGAAGGTATTAAAGCAGAACAATTGCCTATTTTTGATTTTGAATACCTTTTTCTGAAATTGAAAATCGCTTCTTCAGGCGATTCAATTGTGCTTAACGTTCCTCATGCGGATAATTCCACTTGTGATTATAAACAAGAAGTTGAATTAAATTTAAATAATATAATTTTTGAAAAGGATGATGCGCATACATTAAAAATAGAGTTAACCGATAAGATAGGAATCGTGATGAAATATCCAACCATATCCGATTCAATTATGACAGAACCAAAGGAAATTTTATTTAATTGTATTGATTACATTTATGACGATCAGAACGTTTATAGCAGTAAAGACACGTCAAAAAAGGAATTAGAAGAATGGATTGGCAATTTAGAACCAAAACAAATGAATAAAATTAAATCCTTTTTTGATACAATGCCAAAAGTTCAACTTGCGGTTGAATATACATGCGATAAGTGTGGTGTGAAAGAAAGGAGGACTATAGAGGGGTTTGACAATTTTTTCACTACTCCCTAGGTGAAACAACACTTAGGGCATTTTACGAAATTAACTTTTCATTAAAACAACAATATAACTGGGATTTAAATTACATTGAAAATCTTATGCCGTGGCAAAAAGATATGTATGTTGATATGATAGTAAACATGAATAAACAACTTAACGAATCATAATGTTAGATAAAGATAAAAAATTACCTGATATACACATAGATGCCAAAGAAACGGCTAAACTAAATGATGATATTGAATTAAATATCAATATCACTAATCTTGATGATAAAATTAATTCTCGTTTTGATGGCATTGATAAAGCCATTACAAATCTTCAAAACTATTTCATAAATAAATTAACAGATAAAAAACCAGAAAATTCTTCTAAAGAAAAAGAAATAAAAACAGATGATAAATATCATGTAGGACAAAATGATGAAACGAAAGGTGCTTTTAGTAGAATGGCAGAATCTATTTTAGGTTCTTATACTTCCAAAATGGATAAAG